GGCATCTAGTGAAAATCACTTTCTTTCTGGAGCTGCTATGAACGTCCGAGACCGAATCGTGGAACTCCGCCGGGTGCCGGCGAAGTCCCTCGCACCGAATCCGCGCAACTGGCGGAAGCACCCGAAGGCGCAGGCTGACGCACTGCGCGGCGTCCTCGCCGAAGTCGGGATCGCCGACGCGGTGTTGGCGAGGGAGCGTGAGGACGGCGTCCTCGAACTCGTCGACGGCCACCTGCGCGCCGAGACGCTTGGCGACCGCGAGGTGCCGGTCCTCGTGCTGGACGTCAACGAGGAGGAGGCGTGGAAGATCCTCGCGACACACGATCCGCTGGCCGCGATGGCGGAGGCGGATCCGCAGATCTTGGACGACCTGCTGCGGGAGGTGGAGACCTCGAACGAACAACTGAAGGCGATGCTCGACGAGTTGGGGAGGGAGTCGGGTGTCGTGGATCAGCCGAGGGAGATCGTCGAAGACCAGGTGCCGGAGCCGCCGGCCGATCCGATCACGAAGCCGGGCGACCTGTGGCTGCTCGGAGAGCATCGGTTGCTCTGCGGTGACTCGACGAAGGCGGAGGATGTCGAGCGGCTGATGGCGGGGGCGAAGGCCGCACTGCTTCAGACAGATCCGCCTTACGGAATAGCCTACGTTGCAAACGCCAAGAGCAAAGGACAGGCGGTCTCGCACGAAGACATTGAGAATGACGAACTGGACGGAGCAAAACTTCAGGAGTTCTTAGAGTTAACGATCACGGCTGTTCTTCCGCACCTGACCGACAACTGTGCTTTTTATTTGTGGCATCCGATGCTGACGCAGGGCACGTTTTTTGCTGCTGCTGCTGCTGCTGCTGACATTCTCATTCACAGGCAAATCATCTGGTGCAAGCCATCCCTTGTGTTCGGACGAGGCGATTACCACTGGCAGCATGAGTTGTGTTTCTATGGGTGGCGCAAGGGATTTCGGCCAGACTTCTACGGCGAAAGGAACCAGACAACGCTGTGGCACGTCGGAAGGGAAACAAGCAAGGAACACCCAACCGCAAAGCCTGTCGCGTTATGGGAGCCTCCGTTTCGCAATCACACCCGCAAGGGCGATGTCGTCTATGAACCCTTCAGCGGCAGCGGATCGCAACTCATCGCCGCCGAGCAACTGGGCCGCAAGTGCTACGGCATGGAGATCAGCCCGGCCTACTGCGACGTGATCGTGAAGCGGTGGGAGACGCTGACCGGCAAGAAGGCGACGCGTGGCTGAGAATCCCGCCGACAAGCTGAAGCGCTTGCAGGAGGGAGTGCAGCGCGCCGCGCAACTGGCGAAGCAGGGCAAGCGCGTCCTCGGCGGTGGCGGTGGCCGCACCTACGAACAGCACAAGGCAGGTGCCGCCAAGCGCGCCGCCGAGATGTCGACGGCGGGCCGGGACATCGGCGAGATGCCGGCAGTCGGGAACTGGTCGAGGCGAACGAAGGCGACGAAGGCGCTGCGGAAGTTCTGTGACACCTACGGCGCGAAGGCGTTCGACAGAAAGTGGTCCGACGACCACCTGCGGGTTCTCGATCGGTTGCAGACCGCGGTGACCGACGGCGGCCAGTTCGCGCTGGCGATGCCGCGCGGCAGCGGCAAAACCACGATGGTCGCCTGGGCCACGATCTGGGCGCTCCTTACCGGCCGGCGTCGGATGGTGGTGATCGTCGGCGCGGACGCGAAGGCCGCCGGCGACATGCTTGGCGTTATCACCGACGAGTTGGAACACAACGACAAGCTGCTCGAGGACTGGCCGGAGGCGTGCTACCCGATGCGGCGCCTCGAGGGAATCCACCAGCGGGCCGGCGGTCAACTGTGCCTCGGCCAGCGGACGCAGATCGGTCTGACGGCCGACGAACTCGTGCTGCCGACCGTGCCGCGGGGCGCCGTCGCGAAGCCGGCGCAGATGAAGTCCGGCGGCAGCGTCGTCAAGTGCGTCGGGATCACCGGACGCATCCGCGGGATGCAGGCGCGTCTCGGCGACGGTTCGATCGTGCGCCCGTCGCTGGTACTGATCGACGATCCGCAGACGGACGAGTCCGCGAAGTCACCGAGTCAGTGCGACTACCGCGAGCGCATCATCACCGGCACGATCCTCGGCATGGCGGGACCGGGCGAGAAGATGGCGGCGCTCGCGACCGTCACGGTGATCCGTCCCGACGACCTGGCCGATCGCCTGCTGACGCCGGAGAAGCATCCTGACTGGACGAGCGAGAGGACGAAGCTGGTCTACGACTGGGGTACCGGCGAGGCGCTGTGGAGGGAGTACGGCGAGATCCGCCGTGATCCCGAACGCGGCGCGGCCGCCGCGGACGCGTTCTACCTCGAGAACCGGAAGGCGATGGACGACGGCGTCCGCGTCGGGTGGCCGTCGCGTTTCGTGCCGGGTGAGGCGTCCGCAATCCAGCACGCGTGGAACCTCCGCATCGACCGGGGCGAGGCGGCGTTCGCGGCGGAGTTCATGAACGAACCCGAACCCGAGTCGCGAACGGGTGCGGTGTCGATCGACCCGGACGAAGTCCTCGAGCGTGGTGTGCGGGTGCCACGGGGAACGGTGCCAAGCGAGGCGACGGTGCTGACCGCCGGCGTCGACGTGCAGGGTGCATGCCTCTACTGGTGCGTGGTCGCGTGGACGGACGACGCTCGTGGCTGGGTCGTCGACTACGGCACGACGCCGGACCAACCCAGCGGACGCCTCGGCCTCGGCGAAGTCTCGAGGACGCTGGAGGATCTCGCGCCGGGTGCCAACGACGAGGCGCGGATCACCGCCGGCATCGAGGCGACGTTCGCGAGGCTTTGCAACGCCGACTGGCCGATGGAGGGCGGCGCCTCGGTGCGGGTGGATCGCCTGCTGATCGACGCGGGTTGGATGACCGAGGCGGTGCGGAGTGCCTGCAAGCGGTCGCGGGCGCCGGTCATGCCGGCGAAGGGACGCACGATCGGCGCAAAGTCGTCGTCCGGCCTGAACGAACGCAAGCGGCAGCCGGGCGATCGCGTCGGCCTGCACTGGCGAAGCGGCAACCCGCTGCGGTTCGGGACGACGGTGCGGGAGGTGCTGATCGACGTGAACTACTGGAAGACGTGGCTGTCGGCGCGGTTCAAGGCGTCGGTCGGGTCGCCGGGTTCGATCGTGCTGTGTGGCGACTCGCCGGCCGATCTCCGCCGTCACGAGCAGTTCGGTTCGCAGCTCGCGGCCGAGGAGGCGGTGACGGTCGAGGCACGCGGCCGGCGGGTCGAGGAGTGGGTGCTGCGTCGTCCGGGCCTCGACAACCACCTTCTCGACTGCATGGTGCTGGCGTCCGTGGCCGCGAACATGCAAGGCGTCACGATCGGCGAGGTCGCCGCGTCGCAGGCGTCGCGGGTGACGCGGCGGCTGAGCTTGTCCGAGATCCAGGCGAGGAGGCGGGGCGCGTGACGTCCCGCGACGAGGCGCCGCGGGTGATGGCGTGCAGTCGGTGCTGGTGTCGCGATCTACGCGTGATCTGGACCTACCGCGCCGTGGACGGGTCGATCCGCCGGCGTCGCCGGTGCCGGCACTGCGGCCTCGAGGCGACGACCGTCGAGCGGACATTGGCGGACATCGGCGACCCTCGAAAAAAGTCGGGATTCCCTCCGCCGGCGGGTTGACCTCCTAGGTTTATCCGCTATCCTTCAGGTGTCAGGCATGGGGCCTGACAGAAACGGAGACCAGACCATGAACAACAGCAAGACCAAGGCACGGAAGAACAACGGCCGCGACGCGAAGCTTCTGGAGATCGCCATGCGGGAGCTTGGCCTCGAGACGCTGGAGACTCGGCGGAGCGACGGCCTTGACTTCTCTGACCAGGCTGTGTGGTCCCTCAAGGCCGCGCTTGAGGCCGCGTACGAAGCAGGGCAGAAGGCGTGAACGGAGACCAGATCATGACCACCACCGCCACCATCGTCGACGTGCGGCACCGCTTCCGGGCAGCACACTCCGACTTTTGGCAATACTCCCGAGGCGTCCTCGCGACCAACGACGCCGAGGACATTGCGCGAGCTAAGGCCATCCTCGCCGAGCCGTACGGCGACGACATCATCCACGACTACGAGATCATCCCGACCGCACTCAAGAGCATCTGAGCGGCATGGGGCCGCTTCATCAAGGAGACCAGACATGAGCAACGACAGCAGATTCGACCAGGCCACCATCACCATCCGACGCGACTTCGTGGAGGCTTGCGACGGCCTTGATACCGGGTTCACCGCTCAAGCGTGCCGCGACATGGCGGCCGCCTGCCAGCGGTGTCCGACGCCGGCCATGAAACTAACCCTGATGGCGATGAGCATGATGCACGCGAACACGCTCGCAGTGCAAGACGAGATGGCGAAGACGCTCGAGGCTGGCATCACCAGAGACTGACTGTGCCGGTCGAACACCATACGGACTGACTTAGGAGACTACCGATGGAATGGATTCTTGTTGGCGAGTGGGAGCTTGAGGATGGATCCCAAGCCAAGATCTGGTTTCGGGAAGGCAAGCGAACGGAAGACCCGCACGATGCACGCATCACCGTCGCCTCGTTCGATCCGGTGAACGGCAAGCCACGTCTCGCAACTGGCACATTGAAGGTGTCGCTGTTCGCCTACCCGTGAGCTGCGAGGCGCCCGACGCTAGCACCTAAACCCGACACTTGGATTGAGGTTACGAATCCGCCACACTTGTCGACAAGTGCGGCGGATTCGGACCACGCAACTTCAAAAGTTTTGAACCTTCGCGCACCCACCCTGCACGGTTTCTGACAGTCCACCGCGCCCCATTTTGTGCCGCCCGACGCTTCCTCTGGTCTCGCGTCGGGCGGTTTTTTCGTGGGATTGTCCGCATGTGAAGGATCCGCACCGCCGGAGGCGATTCCGGCGGTTTTAGGTCGCTGCGAGACGGCGTACCTAGTGGATGATCCTCCACCGTGACACTCGATCCGGCCGCACGACTTCGCCTGGTGCTTCGGCTGACGCCGGAGCGTTGGCGATCGGATGCGGAACAGGAGGCGGCACTCGCACGCCTCGAGGGGCGCGACCCGGCCGCGGCCGTCGATCGCTTCCGAAAACGCATGCTGGCCTTCGAACGCCGGGAGATCCCGGCCAGCGACTGGCTCGCCGCGATGCGGCACAGGGATGTATGGCGTGAGCGAGGGCCAGACCACCGAGCAGATCCTCGAGACGGCGCTCGAACAGGCCGCGACGACGCCTGAGACGGCCTCGAACGAGACCGGATCCGTCTCGTCGCGGTCGATCGGCGACCTCATCGCACTCGACCGCTACCTGTCCGCGAAGGCCGCCGCGAAGCGCCGCGATCGCGGCCTGCGGATTCAGCGGTTCGACCCGCCGGGGACGATCTGATGGGCCTTCTCTCCGCGCTGGGGCTGAGTCGTAAGCGAACAGGCGAGGCGAAGCCGCGGCTGGTCCGCGCCCGCTACGACGCAGCCCTCGGCGCGGGTGGCGAACGGCACTGGGCGAACGCGGACGCGCTCTCGGCCGATGCCGCGATGGATCCGCGGGTCCGGGAGACGCTGCGGAACCGCAGCCGCTACGAGGTCGCGAACAACTCGTACGCCGCCGGCATCGTCCGCACCCTCGCCGACGACACCGTCGGCACCGGGCCGCGACTCCAGATCCAGGCCGGCGACCGCGACGCCTCGGCCATCGTCGAGAACGCGTGGCACCGCTGGTCGTCGTTCGTCGACCTGCCGGGCAAGCTGCGAACGATGCGGATGTCGCGTGCGAGGGACGGCGAGGTGTTCGCCGTGCTGACCAGCAACCCGCGAGTCGGCCAGGCGACCGGCGTGTCCCTCGACGTGCAGTTGATCGAGGCCGACCAGGTCTACGCGCCGTTCGGCGGCGACATCCAGCCGTCCGACGACCAACAGAACATCGACGGCGTGGTGATCGACCGGGACGGCAACCCGATCGCGTACACCATCGCCGAGGTGCATCCTGGCGCCCGCGACGGACTGCGTTCCGGCCTCGGCCGGTTCCGGCGGCTGTCTCGCGACGTGGTGCTGCACTACTTCCGCGGCGAGCGCCCCGGCCAGCACCGCGGCGTTCCCGAACTGACGCCGGCCTTGCCGTTGTTCGCGCAACTGCGGCGGTACACGCTGGCGGTCCTGGGTGCCGCCGAGACCGCGGCGTCGTTCGCGGGAATCCTCTACACCGATGCACCTGCCGGCGGCGAGGCGGAGGCGATCGAGCCTCTGGATCCGATCAACCTCGAGCGGCAGGCGCTGCTGACGATGCCGGGCGGGTGGCGGATGGAACAACTCCGCGCCGAGCAGCCGTCGACCGGCTACGGCGACTTCAAGCACGAGATCCTCAACGAGATCGCGCGGTGCCTGTCGATGCCGTTCAACGTCGCGGCGGGCAACAGCAGCGGATACAACTACGCGTCCGGCCGCCTCGATCACCAGACGTACCACAAGGCGATCGGCGTCGAGCGCGACGTGCTGGGGCGCACGATCCTCGATCCGATCCTCGCGGCGTGGCGAAGCGAGGCCGTCCTTCTCGAAGATGTGATCCCGCCGCGACTGCGGTCGACGCCGTGGGGACACTCGTGGATGTGGCCGGGCCACCCGCATGTCGATCCCAACAAAGAGGCGACGGCGGCTTCGATCCGTCTCGAGGCCGGCTTGACGACGCTGGCTGACGAGTACGCGTCGCAAGGCAAGGACTGGGAACAGCAGCTTCGACAGCGCGCGAGGGAGATGGAACTCGCAGCGGAACTCGGCCTCGAGATGCTTGGCGCGGCGGTTGCTGACGCCGAGGACGACGAGGACGACGAGGACGACATCGCATGAGCAAGCGACTCAAGGGACGCAAGCTGGCGTCTTTCACCAGCGATCGCATCGACTGGCTGGAGGCGAACGAGGACGACTCGCACGCACCTACCGCGTCGATGCGTGAGGAGGCCGAACGCGGTCTGGAGTGGCGCCGCGAGTACGGCCGCGGCGGCACCGAGGTCGGAGTCGCCCGGGCGCGGGACATCGCGAACGGCCGCAACCTCTCGACCGACACCGTGAAGCGGATGGCGTCCTACTTCGCACGCCACGAGGCCGACAAGGCCGGCGAGGGCTGGAACCGCGACGAGGACGGGTATCCCTCGGCCGGTCGCATCGCGTGGGCGCTCTGGGGTGGCGATGCAGGCCGCACCTGGGCGCAGGCGATCGTCGACCGCCTCGACGCCTCGAAGGCCGGCACCATCAACGCCGCCGAAGGCGAGGACTACGAGGACAAGGCGAGCGGACTGCCGACGTTTCAGATGATCGCCTACACCGGCGGCGCGATGACCGTCCGCGGTTGGGACGCGCCGGTCGTCGTCGATCTCGCCGGCCTCAGTTGGACCGCCAAGTCTCGGCCGATCCTGAAGGATCACCAACCGTCGCTGGTCATCGGCCACACGACCGCGATCCGGCAGGTCGACGGCGAGCTGATCGTCGAGGGCGTCGTCTCGGCGACCAGCCGCGTCGCGAACGACGTGGTGTCGGCGGGCCGCAACGGGTTCCCGTGGCAGGCGTCGATCGGCGCCGATGCCGGCGGCATCGAGTTCGTCGCCGAGGGTGAGACCGCGACCGCTAACGGTCGCGAGTTCGAAGGTCCGGTTTACGTGTCTCGCCGAGCCAGTCTCGGCGAGGTTTCTTTCGTGGCACTCGGCGCGGATGACGCGACCGAGGCCAAGGTCGCGGCAACCGCCGCAGAACAGGAGTCCGCAATGGACAAGAAGACCACCGAGCCCCAGGGCGACGTGGCGGCCACCGCCGCTCCGGCGGAGACGGTGGTCGACACCGGCGACGTCGTCGCCAAGATCCGTGCCGAGGCTGCCGCCGAGGCTGACCGCATCGCTGCGATCCGCAGGGTCGCCGCGAGCAACGATGGCATCGCCGCCAAGGCGATTTCCGAGGGTTGGGACGCGACTCGCGCCGAACTCGAAGTGCTGCGTGCCGAGCGTGCCGAGGCGCCTGCCGCCATCGTCAAGAACTCGCCGCGTGTCGACGACGCCGTCCTCGAGGCCGCCGCCTGCAAGGCCGCGAACCTCGGGAACATCGACAAGCACTTCGACGCGGAGACCCTCGAGGCCGCGGACTCGTACCGCAACCTCGGCCTTCAAGAGATGATGCTCATCGCGGCTCGCCGCAACGGCTTCGACGGTCGTTCGGTCAAGGCCGACACCCGCGCCGTCCTTCAGGCCGGCTTCGCGACGATGTCCCTGCCGGGCATCTTCTCGAACATCGCCAACAAGTTCCTCCTCGCCGGGTTCAATGCCGTCGATCAGGCGTGGCGCCAGATCAGCAGCACCCGCGCCGTGTCGGACTTCAAGACCGTCACCAGCTACCGGCTGAACGGCGGCTTCGAGTTCGAGGAAGTCGGTCCTGCCGGCGAGATCAAGGCTGGCGGCGTCAGCGAAGAGTCGTTCACCAACGCGGCCAAGACCTACGCGAAGATGTTCTCCGTCACGCGTCAGGACATCATCAACGACGACCTCGGCGCGCTGTCCGCGATCCCGCAGCGGATCGGCCGCGGTGCGGCGCTCGCGATGAACAAGGCGTTCTGGACCGAGTTCCTGGCGAACGGTTCGTTCTTCACCGCCGGCAACAACAACCTCGAGACGTCGAACGCGTTCGGGATCGACGGCCTCACCGCCGCCGAGAAGGCGTTCCTGGATCAGGTCGACGCCGACGGCTACCCGCTGGCGATGATGCCGTCCGTGCTGCTGGTCCCGACCGGCCTGTACGCGAAGGCCAATCAGGTCATGGCCTCCACCGAGGTCCGCGACACCAGCACCTCGACGAAGTACCCGGTCGCGAATCCGCACGCCGGCAAGTTCTCCGTCGTGACGTCGCCGTACCTGTCGAACGCCGCGATCTCCGGCAACTCCGCGACCTCGTGGTACCTGCTGGCGAATCCGGCGGAACTCTCCACGATCGAGGTTGCGTTCCTCAACGGCGTCGAGACTCCGACCGTCGAGCAAGCGGACGCCGACTTCAACACCCTCGGCGTCTCGATGCGTGGCTACTTCGACTTCGGTGTCGCGAAGCAGGAGCCGCGTGCCGGCGTCAAGAACACCGCCTGACCCGTTACCGACTGACATCGCCGGGCGGGGCTTCGCGCCCCGTCCGGCACGACCGAAAGGATTCTTCGAATGGCTACTTACGTTCACGGCGGGATGGCGATCGACCACACTCCCGCCTCCGCTGTCACCGCTGGCGACGTCATCGAGATCGGTGCGCTCGTCGGCGTCGCGCCTCGCGACATCGCCGCCAACGAGAAGGGCGCCGTCCAGATGGAAGGCGTCTTCGACATGCCGACCGAGTCGGCGACCGTGTTCGCGGCCGGCGCGGCGGTCTACTGGAACGACGCGACCGGGTTCTGCGTCACCAGCACCGGCGAGACTCTCTGCGGTCACGCCATCGCCGCCAGCGGCGACGGCGACACCGTGGTCCGGGTGAAGCTCGGCCGCTGATGGTGAACGTCCTCGCCAACGGTGCAGCGTTCCTGGCGTCGCAGCAGAAGGCAGCGCTCGCCACGGACATCGGATGGAGTCGCGGTTCGCAGACCGCGACCCTGTCCGCGCGCGTCGGCAGGACGGTCTGGGATGTGGAGACCGGCGACGGCCGGGTCGAACGGGTGGAGTCTCGCGACTTCCTCCTCGACCCGGCCGATCTGCCGGTCAAGCCGGCGGAGGGCGACACGATCACCGAACCCGGCGCGTATGGCGGCAAGGCCACCTACCGCGTGATGGCGCCGTCCGGCACGCCGCCGGTCCACTGGGCCGACGCATACCGGACGACGCTGCGCGTCCACACGAAGCTCGTGGAGCGTGCGTACTGATGGCGCAGGTCGTCACCGCCGCCGAACCTCGTCTTGGCTACCGGCTGCTGTCGGTGGCGGAGATCGCCGACGCCGTCGTGCAGTTGCTGCACGGTGCCAGCCTGTCGCGGCAGTTTGTCGCGAAGCGGGAGTGGCTGCCGCGATTCGACCTCGCCGATCTCGGCACCGAGACCAAGGTGATCGTCACCAGCGGCGACGGGTACACGACGGCACGCCTCGGCCGCGACTCGTGGCAGCGGGAACCGTCGATCCGCGTCGTGGTGTGTGCGCTTCTCGGCGAGGAGCCGTACGACGAAGAGATCGACGGACTCATGGCATTCATCGAGGAGGTGCGCGACCTGCTTTCTCAGGACGTGCTGCCGGACTCGGAGACGTGGAAGGGACAGGACCGCGCGCCGCTGCGTGCGGTCTCGATCGAGAACGAACCGGTGATCGACACCGACACCCTTGAACAGATGCGGCAGTTCACGTCCGTCCTGACGGTGACCTACCGCGTGATGGACTAGGAGGCCAAACATGGCGCAGGTACTGGGACTGGATGCGAAGCTTTGGATCGCCGAGCCGATCGCTGATGGCAGCGCGGGTTCCTACAGCGAAGTCACGAACGTTCGCAACGTGTCGCTGTCCCTCGAGACGGCGGAGGCGGACGTCACCACCCGATCGAATAACGGCTGGCGTGCAACGACGCCGACCTTGAAGGACGCGTCGGTCGAGTTCGAGATGATCTATGACACCGACGACACTGTCGGCTTCGCCAAGGTGCAGGCGGCGTTCCTGAACGACACCGACCTCTGGGTGAAGGTGCTGGACGGCGGCGCGACCGACACCGCCGGCGACGGACTTGTCGCCAAGTGCCGCGTCACCAACTTCTCGATCAACCAGTCCCTCGAGGAAGCCGTCACCGCGTCGGTCAGCCTGAAGCCGACCTACGGAACCGCACCGACCTGGCAGACCGCCTAACCCATGCCGGCATTCCGCGACGACAATGGTGAACAGTGGCAGGTGCGGGTCACCCCGGCGGCGCTTGAGCGCTGCCGGGACATGGCCGGCATCGACCTGCTGGACATCATCGGCGGCGAGACGTTCGCCGAGTTCATTGGCGATCCGATCAAGGCCACGAAGGCGCTGTACGCCGTCGTCAAGCCGGAAGCGGATCGCCGGAACGTGTCGGAAGCGGACTTCATGGAGCGCCTGTTCGGCGACCACCTCGAACAGGCGCGGCAGGCGCTGATGGACGGCATCGTCGATTTTTTCCCGAACCCGGCCGAGCGCCGGGCAAGGAAGGCGCTTCTCGCGGAAATCCGCCGAGTGATCGACGAGGCGTACGAGGAAATGGAGCGCGAGACGCAGCCGGAGAAGTTGCGGGAGGCGATTCAATCCGCCACAGCATCTACGAGCTCGCCGGGATTGCAGGTGTAGACCCGCGCGACCTCACGCTGCGGGAACTGGTGTGGATGGCAGAGGCGCGAATGCGTCACGAGTGGACGACGACGGCTTCGATGATGGCACTGACCGCAAACATCCACCGCGATCCTCGCAAGTCGAAGGCGTTCACGCCGTACGACTTCCATCCGATGCTGGAGTCGGCGCCGGCCAAGGTCGGCGTCGAAGCACTGAAGTCCGTGTTCGTGGATAGGAGAGCGCAGGGATGAGCATTGCGGAGATCGTCAACCTCGCCCAGGCGATCCTCGTCGTCGGTGCCGTGATCGTGATGATGACCCGTCTGGGTGCAAAGGACCATGCACTCACGACGACGATCTCGACGGTCGAGAAGCTGTCCCGCATCGTCACGAATCTCGCGGAGGTCGTCGCGCGGATCGACGCGCGGTCCGACCACGCGGAAAGCGACATCCAAGAGATCAAGCGGCGCCTCGAGCGTCTGGAGCGCGGCGGATGATGTGGAGCCGATCCGACCAGCGTCGAGCGTACTGGGCCGCGGCCGCGATCATCGCGTGCGTGGTGCTGTACGCGATGCTGTCGGCGTGCAGTCCGACGCAGCGGATCGCCAACGCCGCGACCGACGTCCGCGTCAAGGCCGTCGAAAGCGAGCAACGCTTCGACGCGATCCGGGAGCGTGCCGCCGTGGTGCGTTTCGAGGCCGACGCGATCGTCGGCGAGGCGGCGTCGGGTGCCAAGGCATCCGCCGACATCGCACGGAATGCAGACGTCATCGCGAGAGAGGTTCCGGGAGTCCAGGACAGGCCGAGCGAATGGCTCGGCACGCTTACATGGCTTGCGATCGCCGCGGTTGCGGTGGCCGCGGTCGTGCTGGTCTGGCAGCTTGGCCTCGGACGGCTCACCCGGACGGTCTTCGGCTGGGTGCCGCGGCGGCAGATGGCCGCGGCGAAGCTGCTGGACGAGGCGTCGAGCGACTACGCGACGACGACCGTGGAGGAGGCCGTCGCTGCGATGCGCGGCATGGATCCGGAATTCGACGCGGCGTGGCGCCGCAGGAGGCTACGAGATGAGCTTTGAATCGTTTCTCGGTTCGGTGTGGTTCGCGGTGATGCTGGCGTTCGCCGGCTACGTCGCCGGCAACCTGTTCCCGCTGCGGTGGATCGCGAGCCTCATCCGCAAGGGCTGATCCGATGGCACGCCGGAACATCCTCGTCAAGCAAGGCGCCACGTGGCGTCTGGTGTTTCGTGTCGAGGACGACGGCGTGCCTCGTGATCTGACCGGGTACTCGGCGAGGCTGACGGCACGTCGCCAGTACGGCGACTCCTCGACGACGCTGGCGCTCGACACGTTTCCCGGCGGCGGCATCGTCATCGAGCCAGCGGCCGGTCGCGTTCGGATGGAGGTGTCGGCGACCGACACCGGCAAGCTCGAGGCGCCGCGTGCGGACGTCTACGACGTCGAGCTGGAGAGTCCGACCGGCGTCGTGGAACGGGTTCTGGAAGGCGTGGCACGGATCACGCCGGAGGTAAGCGACTGATGGCGACGGCGATCATCATCGAGGACGATAGTTCCCTCGACCTTCCTCTGGTGGCACCGCACGGCCACGACGCCGGCGACATCCGCAGCGGTCGGTTCGGCCTCGATCGGATGCCCGGCGGTGCGGCCGCCGGCGAGGTCATGCAGTGGAACGGCACAGCGTGGATTTTCGCCGGCAGCGGTTCGGGTTCAGGCGGTGCGGACGGCCGCGAGGTCGAACTCCAGACGTCCGCAACGCACATCCAGTGGCGATACGTGGGCGATCAGGCGTGGCAGGATCTCGTCGCGCTCAGCACCCTCGAGGGTCCGCAGGGTCCAGCGGGACCGACCGGCGCGACCGGCGCGGCTGGTCCAGTAGGTCCGACCGGACCAACCGGCGCGACTGGTCCAGCAGGACCGGCAGGCGCCGACGCACAGTTGCCGGCAGCGACCGCCGGCCAGACCGGGTATCTCGCCTGGGACGGCACCCAGTGGGTGTTCCAGTCCGACGGCGGCGCGGGTCCGAATCCCGACGCCGACTTCGATCTCGCGTTCATGTCGACGCAGAACCTCGATCCCGCGGACTCGCCGCCGGCGTACAGCGAGGCTGCGATCACGATCGAGGCAGGTCCGACTGAGATCGCTGACACGTCGTCGCTGCGGTCGTACACGTGGAACAACAACGAGGGCGACTCGGCACAGCGGTTCGCCTACTACGCACACCGCAACACCGGCGGCGACACGTCGTACTCGCCGCAGTTCGCATATCTGGACGGCAGCGGGAGTGCCGTGTTCAGCTTCAGCGGGATCTCGATCGGCAACCTCCAGGTCAACGGCAACGTGTATCGGGTCTGGCAGTTGGCCGGCGGAAACCCGTTCGAGGATGGCGAGGCGCTCGCGATGGGAGTGCAGTGACCGATGGCGATTCTGATCGGCGAAACGATCAAGGCGGCGCTCTCGTCCGCACCTTCGCACGAAGACCGGTTCGGGAAGGGTGGCTACGTGGTCATCGCGTCCGGTCTGCTGACGACCGCGACCGACTCGGCCATCAACTCCGCATACCCGACCAACTACCAGAAGGCCGGCATGCTGATCTTCGACACCGACACTCAGAAAGAATACCGCTGCACGACTCCCGGATCGTGGCAGGTGGTGCAAGCTGCGACCGGAGACATTGACGGAGGTACGTACTGATGCCGACCATTCGGATCAAGTCTGGAACGACGACACCGACGACCAGCAACGTCGTCGACAGCGAACTCGCCTTCGATCGCAACACCGGTAAGGTCTACATCGGGAGTGGCACTGCTGGCAGCACAGCCACGTCCGTCGTCGAGGTCGGCGGCGAAGGCAAGGCCGACGCTGGGCTCATCACCTCGAGCGGCCTGACCACGGCGGCGACCGGGAAGATCCTCGGGCGCGGATCCGCGCTTGGCGGCGCGATTGAGGAACTTGGTGTCGGCGGCGGTCTCGACGTCACCGCGCAGGGACTGCAACTCGACATCGGTGGCGCGACCGAGAAGTCCGTCGCTGCTGTCGATGCCGACGAGCTGCTGATCGCCGACAGCGCGGCCTCCGGTGCCGTCAAGAAGATCACCCGAGCGAACCTGATCTCGGGTCTCGGCGGCGGCAGCGTCACAAGCGTCGGCCTGACAAGTGGTGAATCGTTCATCAACGTCACTAGTTCATCGGTCACGACTAGCGGAAACCTGTCGTTCGAGTTCAACACGCAGACGGCGAACACGGTCCTTGCTGGACCGACTACGGGCGCGGACAACAATCCCACGTTCCGTGCGCTGGTTTCGGACGACCTTCCCGACATC